AGTAGTTGACAGCAGATATTTGGGACCGGGTCGTTCTTACGATACTGGCACTTCTGCAACAACATATGAAGTAACAATTTTTTAGGAGGCAATTATGCCGTGGATTGAAAATATACCGTTGGAAAATGTAGCAAAAGGACAGCACCACGATTGCGGTGCCAACAGTATGCTGATTCAAATTTCGGATCACGACATGGCGTTTCCTTCTCCCAAGCACCACTTCAAAGAAGTGCACCAGTTTATATTTTTGGACATTGAAGAAGATGGCATGACCAATACTGGCGGAGGACAAACCATCGACCTTAGCGAGTTTGCTATCACAGATGCACAGGCCGCAGAGCTTGTGCGTTTATTGCAACACGCATTTGAAAATCGTATGAATGTTGTTGTTCACTGCCATGCAGGTATTTGCCGTAGTGGTGCTGTCTGCGAAGTTGGTGTCATGATGGGGTTCAATGATTGCGAACGGTTCCGGGCACCTAACTTGCTAGTCAAACACAAAATGATGCGGGTTTTAGGTTGGACTTATGACGAGCAAGAAAAGTCTTACGATGTAAATGGTACTGTAAACGAATGGGGTTTTATAACTCCAAACAAGAATCATGAAGGAGATATTTGATGTACTTGTGTAGAGAAGAAGTTGTAAAAATTCTTGAGACTATGGATAAATTTCCAGAAGCCGCTAGTTTTAAGTTGTTGCAAGATAACTCAAGCGGAATTGGTAGTGTCACCGAATTGATTGTGTATACTACAATTAACGGATTAGATGGTGAGTTTAAGACTGAAATTTCAGGTGTGGAGAATTGGTGATGCCCAAGTGTTATCAACTGATTGGAGTTCCTGCAGCAGGCAAGAGCACTTGGATCAAAAATCAAATTTGGACTTTGGGGTTGACTGTGGTTAGTACAGATGCGTTTGTGGAAGACTACGCTCGAGAGTGCGGGTCAACTTACACAGAAGTGTTTGACGATTATATGCCCCGAGCAGTTGAGCTTATGGCTAACCAGGTTGTGTTTGCACGTGAGCATGGGCACACTGTGATTTGGGATCAAACCAGTACCACTGTGAAAAGTCGTGCTAGAAAAATCAATATGCTTCCAGACTACCAGCACATTGCAATTGTGTTTCGAACTCCCGAGCTGGATGTTCTCAAAGAACGTTTGGCCAATCGTCCTGGCAAAGAAGTTCCTTGGGAAGTTGTGCAGGGCATGATTGATAATTGGGAAGAACCCACTCTAGAAGAAGGCTTTACAGAAATTTGGTACGTTTGACTGAACCAAATTTTGGTGTTATAATTATATATTAAACAATGAAAGGAGCAATATATGCCAAGTGTATTTTTAGTCAGCGACACGCATTTCGGTCACACCGGTGTATGTCGCTTCACACGTAACGATGGTGTTACAAAACTTCGCCCATGGGATGACGCAGATGAAATGGACGAAGCAATGGTCAAAGCGTGGAACGAGCGGGTAAAGCCCACTGACAAAGTTTACCATTTAGGTGACGTTGTTATTGCTCGTAAAGCGTTAAAGATCATGGAAAGACTTAACGGCGACAAAGTTTTAATTCGTGGTAACCACGACATCTACAAAGATGAGGACTACAGCAAGTACTTTAGATCCATTAGAGCTTATCACGTTATGAATGGCATGATCCTTAGCCATATTCCGTTACACTCGGATTCAATGGGTCGTTTTGGCACTAACATTCACGGACATACTCACGCAAATCGTGTGAAACAAGCTCGCGGAGTTGATGCTAGAACTGGAGAAGTTCTGTACAGCGATAAGAACGATGTGCGCTACCACTGTGTATGCGTGGAACAAACTCCAGACTTTGCTCCAATTCTGTTTGAAGATGTCATAAAGAACATTGAAGCAGAAGGCGGAAGCGTAGGATTTAAGAGTGGTAACGGTCCTACTATGTAATATAGTAGTACTTTAATAGGGCCTTCGGGCCCTATTTTTTTGACTTGAGCTTCTGTGCATTCGAATAAATACACTATAGAATAACGGAGATAGCACATGTCGCTACAAATTAGACGCGGAACGGAAGTTCAAAGAGCAGCAATGTCGGTTCCATTGGATAACGGCGAGTTAGTATGGACTGACGAGAAAAAATTGTTTATTGGTGATGGAACAACCAACGGTGGTGTACATGTGATGGCAGGATCGCTTGGAGCTGGTCTGACATATAACAGTTTAACCAAAACTATTAGTTTTAACCAAGCATCACTATCGTTAGCAACACAACTTGTTCCCGAAGGTTACACAACAACTTATACAGCAACAGGCAGTTCTGGAACAACATTAAAAGTTGGAAGTAGTATTGGACTACAAATTGGAATGGTAATTTCGGGAACTGGATTTACCACCCAAACAGTAACAAACGTAAGCGGAGATGGTGTTACTTTAACTATTAGTGCAATTCCTGGAACTAGCCCTGCGCCAACAGATGGACAATCGTTAACATTTACCTCAACTAATCAGTATTTTACATCAGCAAGATCCTTGGCTGCATTAAATACCGCACTCGCCGCAGGCACACAAACTGGCATAAGTTTCAATTATAATGCTGGTGCTGGCACATTGAGCGTTCAAGCAAACGTTGTTCCTAGCTATGCAGGCACAGGTGCATACCCAAGCTATAAACCTGCTGGTACAATAATTTTCAATAGTTCGGATAACCACTTTTATGGATATAACGGCACTATTTGGAAACAGCTAGACAATTAACCAAAATCATTTGACTTTCTAGCGTCTAGGCCTTATAATTATATTGTGGACGTGAGTGGAACTTGGTATACCTCCTCCTAGTAGCGCAAGCGAACGGAGGGCTAGGGCCTTGCCCTTAGGGTGGCTTTGTAGGTTCGAATCCTACCGCCCACACCATTTTTTAATAAGGCACAGAAAGGCATGTATGAAGAAGGCAATAGTTGTAACACTAATGTTAGCGAGCACTAACGTGTTTGCATTTTACGAAGATCCAAAACAACAATTTGATATGACTAAGAACGCTAGTAATAATGTCACGATTGTTTTTAGGCAATCTAAGAATGTAACCCAAGAATGTTCACAAGAAAGTATCCGCCGTGGCAACAAACCATTTGGATTTTCTGTTGATGCTTGTAGCTATTGGGACCGTAGTCTTTCTGGTCCAGATCAATGTTTAATCATAACAGGACCTACAACAAACTTTCATACAATTGGTCATGAAGTGCGTCATTGTATTCAAGGTAATTTCCACAAATGAAAAAAGTAGCAAGTAGCCCTGAGCGACACACCTTTCAAAAAGAAGGTGCAATTGCACGGGCTGAAGAAAAGGGCGAAGAACCTAATCAAGCCTACATCGACATGTGGGATCAAATCAAGATTGATGATGCCAACAAGATCCACGATCCTGCTTGGCAAAAGCACAACATGGAATACGATTTGCGTAGTAGCAAAGAACTTTGTGACAAAGTTAAAGAGTCAGACAACTATGCTCAAAATTTGTATGCCGCTATGTGTAATACAGATTGGCAAAGCAGAGATTTTTGGCAAGAGCTAAAAGGTCAAACTTGGTCGTGCAGTTGGCGCCATGCTGGTGGTATTGTTGCCGACATGCAAGAAAAGGGCGACTACATTGATTGGTACTGTAGCGGTATTGGTAATAACGAAGCAGGTTTTGGACTAGACCATTATGTGCCTACTCCAGACCCAGACGGACGTGACTATGTACCAGAAGGTGTAGTCACTGAAGAAATTGAATTAGATCTTAATCGTTTAGGTTGGAGACCAGTTCCTTACACTGAAGAAGAATAACAGAGTAAATAATACTATGACACATTGGACAGTAACAGTTGAAGAAGCAGATGATGGTAGCGGAGACATAGTTCTGCCACTGCCTCCTGAACTACTGGAAACCCAGGGTTGGAAAGAAGGTGACACATTGGAATGGACCGATATGGGCGATGGCTCTTGGACCATATCAAAGGCGACTAATGGCTAAAGACGATATCATTGAGTTAGTTGGGGAAGTGGAAGAAGTATTACCGGGAAACATGTTTAGAGTCAAGGTAGAAAATATGCCAAACCCTTTACTATGTTATTTAGGTGGTAGATTAAAGCAAAACAAAATTCGTATTATCCTAGGTGATAATGTGCGATTAGAGGTCAGCCCATATGACCTTACAAAAGGTAGAGTAACTTATAGGTTGTAACAATGAACATAATTCTTGAACGTGTATATAATGTTTGTAAGCAAGTTCGAGAACAAAGTTCGGACCCAATCACATTTAGGAATTTGATAGGGCGTACTCGCAACACATTCAAACTATGTAATTTTGATATTTCTATCAAAAGTAAAAAAGACAAAGACTTGGATACTGACAAGTGGTATGTTATGGCATACTACGATAGCGAAAATGATTTCAATATGGACACAGCCATTGAGGTCATTGTACATCATAATTTAGCAGGAACTGAACCACTTGGGCCGCATCAAGTAACTGCATTTCTTACAGAAATCTTTGACGCAACTGTACACGAGTTTAGACATCAATACCAAAGTATGCGCAGAGATCATAATCAGTATGGTGAACACGTTGATACACCTTACGAGCTTTATCTAGCGGACGATGACGAGATGGATGCGTATGCGTTTAGTATAGCAATCGAATTATTACGCACAATGGATGCAGAACGTGCTAAACGCAGAATGGGTAGGATTAGTGTTTTGAGTAAGATGCGTACAGGTAGTCAATTTTCTAGCCCGCAACTTAGAGCATATATCGGTCATTTTGGGCTT